CAGATGCAGCCCCGTAGAAGTCAACTTGGATGTCGATACGCTTGGGTGAAAGATAACCGACCTGCTGGTTTACCTTGTCATTTGTGCCCGTGGGAGTCTCAAGATCAACCTGAAGGATTTCCGTCAACTCAACGAAGGCAGAAACAGGCATCGAGACGCGATTAACCTGCGCACGAACAATCTGCGTAGCACCCACAAATGGCTGGAGAAACGCGCCCAGGGCCTCGATTACCGTATCGACCGCGATAGAGGAAACGTACTCGACAGGGGCGCTCATGCTGGCACCTGCATAACGAGGGCTGCGCGAGTCCAGAGCGGCCATTGCTCCAACACTGCGACCGTAAGCCATGTATCGCTTCCGATAGTCACGAGATCGCCACCCTTGGAATGCGCCCTCACAACAGCGTCAAGTGATCCGCGTAAGAGGATCGATTGCGTAGCGTCTTGGATGTTGAGGCCGTCAAGGTGCCGAAGGTCTGCTGCCGTCAAGGCTTGAACCTGTGCGAATCCAGTGACCGGCGTGCCGTACGCAGGGACCTGCTTTAGGCCTGCGCCTATAGCGTATCCGGTAGACGGAGACACCGTGACACTCACGTTTTCGTTAACCGTGTCGCTCACCGCGTTCGCTATCGATCTCAGATCCATTACTGCCTCACTTTATACGTGGTTGACGAAAGCATGGTCCCCGTCCAGATAAGCGGCTTCGCATGTGTTCCAGAAGCTACCGGCGCACCATCTGCAACTTCCCTCTGCGCCTGGACCACATCACGAGCACGGATGGTCTGTGGATTGTTGCCAAACTTTGCCCGTAGGCGAAGCGTAGTCTTGGAGAGCGGCGGCGCGGTAAGGTCGATGATGCTTTGCTTTAACGCGCCTTCAATTTCCTCTCCCATGTACGCGAGGGTGTGAGCGCCGTCAAAGTTGCTGGCCTTGAGTTCTTGCGCCATCATCTTCGGCCATTGCGGCGAATCCTTCGCTACCATCGTGCGAAAGAAAGGACGAGGAGGAGCAGGGAAGCGGCCCTTGTGTCCAAACTCATTCCAGAACGCAATTGGGGCCTGTTCGCTGTCGATGAAACCAATATCCACAGAGCCGTGTACCTTCTTTGCGATCTCTTTCAGCTTCGCAGCGACGGCATCGGACAGCAGGATGGTTTTAGTAGCCACAGGATTCCTCGTCAAGGTAGATCGGCATGTACTCAACCACATCGGGGCCGATATTCAATACGACTGCTGAGACGGTTGGCAGTTCCAGTTCACCGTTATCAATGCGCTCCAAATCGCGCTCCAATTCCGAAGCGTCCAATGAGAGCGTAACCGAGATCATCGGCGCAACCACGGCGTGCCCGATTGAAGGATTAACGGCGTGCCTACAAAGCCCTCAACCTGAGTTGGCTGCGGGAAGTATCGCGCCCCGCGCAAGTTGGTTGTAGCCTGCCAAAAGGCTGCACCATAAGCGCTTTGCGAAAACCAAGGGCCGCTCCCAGGCGTTGCTGGAGTGTAATCGAAGGAAGCCCCCACTGCTCCCTCATTGGCTGCACTGACGCGCCCCACGGGCCGGGGCTGGCCATCTGCCGTAAGTACCCCGCCCAGGAAGGCGATATGTGCGGTTAGCATGTTCAGCAGAACGGTTCTGAGACCAATATCCTGCACGATGCTGCAATCCGTGTTGTTGAGGTAAAGGCCCGCTTCGGAGAACAGGGAAGGAAACAGAGTCGGGTTGGCGTTGTACACAGCCGTAAACTCAGGGTAGCGCCCAAGGAACTGCACCGAGTTGAATACGGCCACGCCCATTTATTCCCTCACCGAATCAGGCTTCACGCCGCCAGCCGTCTTTGCCATCTGCTCGAAGCCGGTCTTTTCATTCTTGAGTTCCTTGGCTTTGGCTGAGGCTTCCTGCTCCGACTTTGCTTCAAACACTGCGCGGGTCTTGAGCGGCGGAAATCCAACGTATGCCGCCTTCCATGCCGCCCAGAACTCCGCATCCACTTCAGTCGTTGCAAACATCTTCGGAGGAAGATACAAGCCGCCTTCAGTCGGGGCGGAGGACGTGCCTGCGAGTTTTACGGTTTGATCGCGTTTCGTCGGATCGGGGTTGTGGAGAATCAAACCGTTTGGAAGCCTGCAACCGATGAGAATTGTTTCGCGTGCCATGTTTCCCTTTCAAGGAGCGGTGATTGCCGCGCTGAGGGGCACCGAAGTGCCCTCCTGTTGGAGTGCTAAACGCCGAGCAGTTGCGCAATCAGGAACGGGCGGTATAAGACGCACCCCCACGTGCCCTGGCTTTGCTTCTGCTTGAAGCTGGACAGATCGATCTTGACCGGATGCGCCCGAAGCTTCTCAGTGAACGCCGTGGTGGCCGTCCTCTGCCCCTGCATTTCGTCCGCGATCAACTGCACCAGTTCTCCGGAGGCGGTATGGTATTCCGGCGCCGTCTCGATCTTCATCTTCGGGAAGTTCTTCTTCAGCATGTCCTGCACGTTGACGTTGTAAGTGTTCGTCAAGGTCAGATACACCTGAGCCTCAGGCGACATTGCCAGCGTCAGCGGAGAGTCCATGTCAAGATCGACAAGGCCATTCGCTTGGGAGACAAGCTGCCCGTATAGCGCCTTGATGTCGTTGTAGACATAGATCGCGCCGTTCGGGTCGGTGGCCTTCTGTGCCCACGTCACCAGCCCACCAGTCGAGATAGGTGCGATGGGAGCGGAGAGCGACGGATCGTTGAGCAGGCCATAGTTCGCCAGCCCAGCGACACCGAAGAAGTAGCTTTTGTTCTGGAACTTGTTCAGCGTCAGAACAGAAGCAATCCGCTGACGGTTGGCCCAGTCGATACGCGCGAGGCCCATCTTGTCGAGTTCGCGCTCTCCCCACTGGGTGATGACCTGATAGGTATACGACTGGCGCTGCACCCAGTTCACGTTCGCGCCTGCGATGCCCGTCTCAGAATAGTCGCCGTATGAGGAAACCATGCCGGTCGATTCAACGATGGGGAACATTGCAGTCTCCAGCGTCCAATCGCCCTTCTTGGTCTCTTCGCCAACGATCTCCGTCGCCTTCATCGGGGCCACAAGGACTTCAATCACCTTGGGGTCGATGTAGGTTGACAGAAACGCAGGGATGCCGCTGTTCGAGACCGTGACCAACTGGGGCTGAGCATCCATCGCCAGCAAGCCGCCACGCTCCTTTTCGGTCTGCTGCAACTGGGCATCCACGCCCATGAAATGAATGCCCCATTTCCGCGATACTGCTTCAAGATTGCGATCCATGACGGCTCCTTAATTTCCCCACGTTGAAATCTGCACGAGTTCGCCAACTGCGGCGACAGACTTGGCAGTGAACTTGGTGATAATGCCCTGGGCGGTGATAACGATCGTTCCAGAGGCAGTGTAAGCGGTTCCGGGGATGTTGAGGCTGTAGAGTCCAACCCCGCCATAGGTGCCGCTAATGAACCCGGCAATACTTGCGCCAGCCGGGATGCCGCCAGTGGCCGTGATGGGCATCCCAATAGCGAGAGTACCGGTCACAGCGGTCACGTTAAGCACGGTGCCGAAGGTGGTCATGCCGGTCGCACTCGCCACGTAGCTGGTACCGCGAACGCTGATGGTATAGACGCCCGCCGTTGCTACGCCGCCGCCACTGACAATGCCAGTCACAGTCGCACCAGCCGGGAATCCGGTAGCCGCGCTTGCGATGGTATCGCCAACTGACACGAGGCCCGTCGATGCAGTGATCTTGACCACATTGCCAAAGCAGGTGCAGGTGACCGCGCTGGCCGTGTTCGTGCCGCTCAGCACGTAAGTTCCCGCGCCGCCCGTTGTGCCACCCGAATCCTGCGAGACGATGGTCTGGTTGCCGGCGATGCCCGTCACGTTGCCAACCGTGTCGCCGATGCTAATCAGCCCGGTAACAGCGGTTACGTCGATGCGGGTATTGTCGCCCGCATGAGCGCTGGCCGTAAACGTCGCGCCGAGAGAGCCGGTGTTTGTTGAACCGAGAGTCGCGGTGATTCCAGAAGGAACAACAGGCAGCGACCCAACGCCCGGAAGAACCGATCCATCCGCATACAGCGCATAGATGGCTTCGCCCACAGTGCTGGAACTTGTACCTGCGTTATTGGCCAGGAAGTCGCCAGCGACCATCAGCGTCACAGGGAATCCCGGAGGAATGACCGATCCCGCAGCCTGCAAATACTGAGTCAGAAGACCCTGCTGGTCGCGGTGAATGAAACCGGAAGGGGCAACGCCCGACTCGCCGAAACTGTTGACCGTGCGACCGTCCGGAGCGATCCATGCGAACTTGCCGACAGTAACGCCACCGGGACCGGCGATGAGTGCGCCACCATCAGGAGTGAGGGCGGTAGCACGAGGGTTCGCGCTTGCGAAATCACCTGCTACACCCAAGGGGTTGTTCAGGTTGACTCGCGTCTGAAAACTACCAATCAAAGGGCTTCCCATATTCGTCTCCTCACATCACCTGGATTGAACGAGCCGCGCCGGGGAACTTGTCTTCCACCGAAACCGCATCGAATGCTTGCCGCACGGCGGGCTTGGAAGCCTGCTGCGCGAGATTGAATAGCGCCCGAAGAGCCGGAACGCCAGTTACGCCTGCCCGGTCAACCTTCATCTGGTCGAGCGCAAAGCCGTAAATTTCATCGGCTGAGTCCTGTGCCAGAACATCGCCCACCACAGGCCGCACAGCCCGACGCGCTTCATCGGCGGCGCGAAGATCAGCCTTGAATTCGTCCATCGCGTGCTTCATGCCATCCTCAGCTTTCTTCTTTTCCGCTTCTTCGGAATCCTTGGCGGAGCAGTCCTTGGCCTTTTTGTCCTTGGCCCGCTTCTCTATCCGCTCCTTGCGCTCTTCCTCGGACTCCTCTTCGGAATCATCGGCGCGGCGCTTTTCACGCTCATAGCGCTTCTTCTTCTCTTCCATGGACTCTTCTTCGCCGTCCTTCCCCTTATGGTCGGACTCGCCTTCCTCTTCCTTGGCCCACTCCTCAAAGGAAAGGTCTTTGGCGGTCTTGCCGTCTTTGGCCTTCTTGTCCTTGGCTTCCTTTTCCTTCTTCTCGCGTTCCTTCTTTTCCTCTTCGGACTCTTCCTCCGATTCGGCATCCTTCGCGGCCTGCATCGCGGCCAGTGTTTCAGGCTTGCGCAGTTCCGCGTCCATGGCCAGCAGCTTCGGCTCAAGAGACGCAATATCGCACTTCTTGCGCGTCAGACCGATCACCAGAGGCTTGAGGGCCGCATCTTGAGCCAGCTTCGGAGATGCAGCGCAGAGAATTGCATAAAGTGCTTTGCCAAACTTCGTTTCTGTCATTTTCGTCTCCAGTTTGCTGTCTGCCGCCTTCACATCTGATCCGGCGCGTCCTGCTTTGACCAGGGCAACGTGATTACCCTGAATATCCCTCATTACACCGTCGTACCGCTGTCCTTCGTACATGCCCGGCGTCATGTCTGCCCGGTAGCTGTAGGAGGATGAGAGTTCTTGAACTGTTTCGGTTTCCACCCCGGCAATGGCGTCCGCATCCCAAATGCACATATCCGCCATCAGATACGGAGCTTCGAAGTCCACATTTGACCCGATTGTTCCGGCGATGTACTCCTGTTTCGGATCGTCCGCATTCACGGCGATGTGCTTGAACATCAACTGCTTGTTTTTGAAGGATGAAGCCGACTTTGCCAGTTCGCCTGGGTCGCGCAGCAGGTAATACACCCGCTCCGGGTCCAGTCCCAACTCTTCCGATTTGGGAATTTCGCGACCGTAATATGGGTTTACTGTCGCCTTGGAGATAGGCGTTCGGTCGATATGCAGCATCTTGTCGCTGTCGTATCGCCGGTTCTTTAGGGCTGCGTCGCAAGCGATCTCCGTAGGCATCTTGTTTCATATCCTTTCACTATGGATTGCCGAATACAAGATAAGGCTTGAAAATGAAAGGAATTTTGCCTATACTGTGCATATGGGAGCAATCAAGTCTAAAATCTGCGCTCTAGGCCACCGCCTAAAACCCGGCAAGGATGGTCGCCAGCGCTGCCCTATATGCCAGAGCGGGTACCTCAAGACTTGGCGGGCGAAACAGAAAGTGAAGGAAGCATGAGACTGTTCATTTTTATCTGCAATTTCCTCCACTGCGAAAGATGTATCAATCCACACTGCCGATTCTGCTTGTGGGTTGGATGCCTCGACATAAAAGGCTGGGCTCGGATTGCGAAGAAGGTGAAGGGGAACAAATGAAGATCGAAGCACGGGGGTTTGTGACTGAGAAACGCTACGGCGATTGCGGATACAGCGTAAGCAGATATGTGGTTGATATTGTCCACGATATTGATCCGCATGGCGTGCAGGCTACTATTTCAGGAAAAATCCCTCTGACTGTGTTCGCCGCATCTGAAGGCGATTTGCTTCTTGAAAAAGCAATGGTGGAGCGCAAGGTAGTAGGTATCACCATTGACATCGAGGGTGGAATATGAGCCGTAACGATATGCCAGTGCAGGGCGTTCCTGCGGTCCTCTATCCGCCATGGGTAGTGAGAGCGGAAGGTGAATCAGACGCCTCATTTGTTGCGCGTGTAAAGGAATGGAGGGCAGTATCTGTTTCGGTTGTATATACGCCTGTCGATCCAAACTGCAAGACCAGCGATGGCATATATTTATCTATTGATTGGGAGCGTAGCGAATGAAACTTACCCCTAGAACTTCATATCCGCGATTCGACATCATCAACGGAAAAGTAGTTCTCATACCAGACGGCATGTGCGTGCATTCGGCGCTGGTAGATGTCTTGGAAATGGAAATTGAACACGCCATCAAACTCTTAAACATTTGGCACGAAGCGTTTGGAGCAGAATGCTACAACGATAGTCTTACCGCTCTTAATGCTGAGACGGAACAGGTTCTGCGGGAGTCCACGGCAACACAGACCGGCCTTGGCATCTGCACCCCACGAGTTCTCCGGGAAGAATCCACTTCTTAACCGCCGAATCGTACATGCCCTTCGCGATCTCGTACCGCTTGCCATTCATTGCGACGTGTGTGGGCCGTGGCGTCTTGCCTGCATTGGAATGAAGCCAAATCCCTTCTTTAATTCCGAGTTCGGTCTGTCGAGTCCGCTGCACCACGGCGTTCGCCTTATTTGATTGGTCCCTAGCGATCAGCCATGCTCGGTTGGATGCCACTTTGTGCCGCCCGCGAATCTCCTCAGCCATCGCCCGCACGTTGCGCCCGGACGTGTAGTTGCGCATCACTATGCCCTCAACCTCTTGCAGGTATTGCGCAGGTATCGACCGAATCAGGCCCACATTTTCAGCCAGAGAAGCCTCGAACGCCTCGCGCATGGCTGGGGTGAGCGTAAACTCAATCGACCAGCCCGCATCACGTAGGGCCTGCCGCATGGCGTTATCTGTACCTTGGAACTGGTTCTTGAGAAATGAATCGGCCACCGTGGGAGCCATCTCATCAAACTTCTTCTGCCATCGTTCGGCCAGATCGCGTAGCTCTTCGAGAATCTCCTCCACCGGGGAAGCATCCGCCGCCATCGTAGGAGGATCAGACTTGCGCCTTGCCGTAACCCAATACTCGACGCTGTGCGCCATCTCCGCGACGAGCTTCAGTATCCGCCGATGATAACGGTTGCGAGTGCCGACGTTCGGCCAGATCGCGCGGATTACTGTTGGCTTTTTGGGGAGCATTTGGGTTCCGATTGATAGAGCAGTGGAATTCCAAGACGGGGATGCGTGGCCTTCACCAGAAGATGAATGTCCACCAGCTCAAGTTTGGTCAATTGCCGTGGAACCGGGTATCCGTTGCTCATTCTTTTCCATCCTCTAACTGCTTTGGTTCTTCTTCCGCAGGCGATTCGATTACCTTGTCGATGTCAAGGCCGGTGTAGCCCGACTCCGGATCACGCGCCAGCTTCTCGCGCTCTTCCTGCGGATCGATTACGCCTCTATCAATCAGGTTTCCAGCCCGCGTGCTGTCGTTCATGCGGATAGTCGAAAGCTGCTCTTCCGTCATCTGATAGAGCGGATTGAACGTAATACCGATTTCGGGATCGATTGATCCGTACATCGATAGCTGGACGATCTTCAGAATCGTTTCGATGGGGTTGCGAGCATGAGCCTCTTGATTCGCTCGAATCCAGTCCCGCCACGCACCCATCTCGCCCTCGGCCACATTGCCGAATCCAGATGGAGATACGCCGGTCATAATCACGGACGGCTCTCTTGATGCCGTACACATCTGCTCCTGCGCCTGCGCCTGAAGCTCATGCAGGCCACCCAGGGGAACAGCAAGCTGCTCCAGCTCTTCGCGGTCCTTGTCCAGCACCATCACGCCCTTATTGCTGCGCGTGGCCGTGAACAGCTTGATACGGGCGAATAGGCTAGTGCCGTCGTCTCCACCCGTGAGCACTTGGTCCATGGCCGTCTTCAGGCTAAGGATTGAGAAGTTGTTGATGAGGTCTGAAACGCTCTGCCTGGTGCGCAGCCAGTTGTTAACATACGGCTCGACAAGCTGCGAGAGGCTGATACCG